TCGACAACGGCGACGGCACCGGCACCCGCACCACCTACGACGCCGACGGCAACGTCACCAGCGTCGAACAGCTCACCGGCCTGCCGATCGTCGACATCGACACCTCCCACGCCTCCGACGACCCGCTCGCTGCGGAGGTCGCCCGACTCAGCTCGCTCCTCGAAGCGGTGCTCGCGGATCCGGAGATCGCGAAGGTCTCGGATCTGTCCGCACAGCTTGCGGCGCAGAACGCGACGATCGAAGCCCTGCTGAACGCGCTTGGAGGCACCCCGTGAGTGATGAAACACCAGACCCACGTATCGCTCTGATTGCAGACCGGTTCATCAAAGCCACAAAGAACCAGGACGCAACCGCAGCAACAGAAGCTAAAGCAGCGCTAACTCTTCTGAAGACCTCGGAAACAGCACTTAAAACTGCTCGATCTACCTGGCCTTCAGCTGGCACAGCCGCGATTAAGACTGCAGCGGTCAACACATCGTTCCCGCTCATCTTAGACGCTCTTGTTGCTATTCTTATGGCGCTTCACGCGCTTATCCGAGCAACAGTCCGAGACAACTAAAAGGAGGCCCACGTGGCTGGAAGTCCGAAACGCAAAATTCAACTTAGGCGAGGCGACTCCAGTCAGTGGGTCTCCGCAAACCCAGTTCTCTCACAAGGCGAGCCAGGCTATGACACTACGACCGGTGCATTGAAGGTCGGTGATGGTCTTAACGCCTGGACAGATCTTGCTGGGCTTGGCGAGTTCTTGCTGGGTGGCCAATTACAAGCGATTTCGTAGCATCATGACAAAGTAGGAAGGAGAGCATATGATGTTGGTCCAGAAGATGGTTTTGCAATCGCAGATAATGAGGCCAAATGGATTGACCTTGATCTACCATTAAATCAGCTTTCGTTGGTTAGAACGTACATATTCCTTAAGACTAGATTCACGTTTGACCCGCCTTCTACTGGTTATCTAGTTGAGGCCATGCAGAAACAGTTGAATGAGTATGAATGGCGACTTAATACTTTTAGGGAAGATTCTCTACAACCATAACTTTTAAAGGAGGATGCATGTCAGAACTTGACAACTATAAAGTCCAGCTAAGACGTGCTACTTCTGCGCAATGGACATCAGCAAATACGGTTCTTAAGAATGCTGAACCTGCTATAGAGACCGACACTGGGAAGTTTAAGGTCGGAGATGGCATAACTCCTTGGGTTCTTTTACCATATTCGGCTGATGAGGAAGAGTTCATTAGCCTTATTCGAGACGTTGGACCTGCTGGTGGACCTTTCCAGTTCATCGGCGCCGATGTTGTTATGGTTGATACACTTCTGTCCGCTATTCTCTCGACTCTTGCTTTGATATCAAACATAGTTGAGGACAAGATTGAATGGCCTGATGGACCTGGTTCAGGTGGTGCTAATTTACAAGGTATTCCGTTTGTTGATACATACAGTTCTGGAAACACAACAGTAATAGCAACTGGCTACCCAACTGGAATTTACTGTTATGATGTTAGCGTTGGAAAGACTATAAATCTGTCAACGCCAGACATAAAGTATGTAGGTTTAGTTTGGTCAATAATCTCTAGCGATCAGAACTCTGGGGATATTACCGTTCCTGGTGTTATGGGTGAAACATTATCTATAGCTCCTGGGTACATCGTTCAAATTGTTGGTTTCTGGCGTGACGACATAGAAGCACCAGCTTGGCGAGTTCTTGCTGGGTGGCCAATTACAAGCGATTTCGTAGCATCATGACAAAGTAGGAAGGAGAGCATATGATAGTATAAACACGGGTAATGCACAAACTTATAGAAATTTCATTTCTGGTGATGGTTCTGGGTTTGTTCTTGCTTATATGTTAGAGAATGCGTCTGTTCATGGGCGTTATCTTATTATGATTGATAGATTTAGGAATAGTAATGGTGATCCTTTAGATGGTGGTTTTACTTTTCTAGTAAGAACAGCTGATTCTCAGAGTTATAGTATCTATTTAGTATTTGATAAAACCACTTACTATTCAATTGGTAGACCAACAGCATCAGTTCCAGTGCTGTTAACTTCTGGGACTTCTACGTCTGTTGGAGGAAATACATATTTGTTTCCTTATTATTCTATGATTCCTGGTGGTACTGGATTAAAAAGAGTTAAGATGCTTCTATGTTGTCCAACATCAGATTTTGGATTTAATTCTAACAACATTGTCAATCATCTTGCAGCCAATAGAACATATAAGATGTTAGGTGATCGTTATTTAGCTATGGATTCTAGAAATCAACAATATGCGTCCGCAGCTCTATGGTGGGAGGATTGATTAATGGGTAATGCATTAATATATAGGTCCCATTCAGTAGCTTCAACCGTATCTGATCTAAAACTTCTTGGTTCTGCGATTTCTGCTGGTTTTTCTTCCGCTGGTCTGGTTAAGATGTCTGATACTGGAACTATAGATTGGGATGCTGTTTCGTCTCTTCCAGCTAATAGTAGTACAATCGGAACAGAGATGTGGAGGTTTAATGATAGCCTCCAGGCAACGAAACCCATTTATATAAAAGTTGTATATCATAAAGGTATCGGTGATTCCTTATTAATGAGTTTTGGTGTTGGTAGCGGAACCGATGGAGCACTTAATATTACTGGAACATACTTATCATTAACAGCTTTAACTGCCTCTCCTTCTACTTCATACAACGATGGAACAAATCCTCGTAGAACTCTTATTTCTGGTGATGGTTCTGGCATATATGCATGTATTAATCTAGATCACCAGGGACCAGCTGGAGCCTCATTGACTAGAGGCCGTTTTGTTGTTGATAGGTTCAGAAATTCAGATGGGTCTCCTTCTGGTAACGGATTATTTGTTCTTGTTGGTACGACGACAGCAAGTGTAAGTATAGCTAATGCTTATGATACAGTTAATAATGTAACTATTACGTCTACACCCATAGCACATATACCTTGTATTACACCTACTGGTTTATCGGTTAAACAAGTTAATGGTGGTATACCATTAGGGATTTTCTATGGATTTATACCATCTGTAGGGATATATCGATCTAAAATGTTGTTAGCTATTCCAGCTGCTGATCAATCAGCCATGTCTCAGTTTGATACAACATTTCTTGGTTCTACAAGAAAGTATATATCTCACGGCATATTTAGTAATACTTGGGACTATTATAGTTTTGGGGTGTCTTGTGCTCAATGGTGGAGTGATTAAATGGCAAACCTTAGTTTCGATAATGAGCAGACACAGACATCAAACGTGTATGATATATCAGTTTTTAATAATGATTCTATTTTTGCTGGTGTTCTTGGTGTGTTTTTATCTAAGGTTTTTGAATTAGAACCTATAGTATATACTTATAATGGCGTAGTTCCAAGACACTTTGCTTGGTTAGAAGGCAAATGGAATACTGTTCGATGAAAGGAGGGTAGGATGATGACATTTTCTATAGATGAATTCTTAGAGCATCATGGTGTTAAGGGTCAGAAGTGGGGTGTTAGGAACGATAAGGGACATGAGGGTAAAAAGGCTCGAACGAAGAAGATTTCTAAACTCGATAAGAAGTTTGAGCGTGGAGTTAGTGATGTTCGGACCATGATTAAAGTCAATAACATGGCTGCCGAGAAATGTAACAAAATAGATGTTCCGAAAATCAATAACAAGCCCCAATATAAGAACGCTGATTTTACTCGAGATACACCTCTTCGTCAGAAATACTACAAAGAACATCAGGACGCCTGGGTTAATCGCTTAGAAGAGGCTGCCAATTCCTTGGGAACCAATGCTTCTGGAACTAAGAAGTATGGTATTATCGATCATGGTGATATGCGTTGGGAAGTGACTCTTCGTGATATTAAGCATGATGGTGAGACTATTCAGCTTGAGTTAACTACTGATTCTACTGGTCATATTATCGAGATTCAACCAATTGACCCACTAATTCAGAGTGGTATTGATGTTATGGAAGCTATCCTTTCTCACTATGGTGTTAAAGGCCAAAAGTGGGGTGTTCGTCGTAAGCGTTCGGATAGATCTTCCTCAGGCTCAGGAAAATCAGCCAAGGGTAAGAACAAGTCAAAAGAACAGCCACAACGCTTCGGTAAAGAGGCTAAGCGACTCTCCGATAAAGAGTTGAACGCCCGAATCAAGCGAATGGAACTTGAGAAGAAGTACAACGATCTCAACTCCACCTCAAAGACTTCATCAGAAGGTAAGACCATAGCTTCTAGAGTTCTGAAGAATGTCGGCGAACAGACATCAACCAGGATTCTCAATGATGTCGCCTATTATACTGGGAAGAAGGCAATTGAATTAGCCCTCTCAAAGCAGATGGGTAAAGAATCTGCGTCTAAGGTCGCAAAGGACATATTCCCTAAGAAGAAGTAATAAGGAGGTCGACATAACTGATGAGTTTATCAAATGTCGCAACTCCAATTTACTACGCAGATTTTAGAGAAAGAGTTCTTCGAGGTGAAATTCCTGTAAATAGAGAAATCTCTATGGAGATGAATAGGATTGACTATCTTATAGCTGATCCTAAATTCTATTACGATCCTGCGCCTGTTGAGGGCTTCATTCGTTATTGTGAGAATGAGCTTACTCTTACCGACGGAACAGATCTTCATCTTCTAGACACATTCAAACTCTGGGCAGAACAGATCTTCGGTTGGTATTACTTCATAGATAGAAGTGTTTATCAACCTGGAGAGAATGGTAAATCAGGTCAGTATGTCACAAAACGTATAAAGAAACGGCTGGTTACCAAACAGTATCTAATCGTTGCAAGAGGCGCCGCAAAGTCCATGTATGCATTTTGTATACAGGCCTACTTCTTGAATGTAGATACGTCAACCACTCATCAGATCACAACTGCTCCAACCATGAAACAGGCTGAGGAGGTGATCTCTCCATTCAGGACTGCCATTACAAGAGCTAGAGGCCCACTCTTCAAGTTCTTGACTGAAGGTTCTATTCGGAACACTTCTGGTTCCATGGCAGATAGAGTCAAGTTAGCATCGACTAAGAAGGGTATCGAGAACTTCTTAACCGGTTCTCTTCTTGAAGTAAGGCCGATGTCCATAGCTAAGCTTCAGGGTCTCCGACCGAAGACTTCTTCTGTTGATGAGTGGTTATCTGGGGACATTAGAGAAGATGTTGTTGGTGCCATTGAACAGGGTGCTTCAAAGATGGATGACTATCTCATCCTTGCTATTAGTTCTGAAGGAACTATTCGAAATGGTTCCGGTGATACAATCAAAATGGAACTGGCAAACATCTTAAAGGGTGAGTATCTTGCACCACATGTTTCGATTTGGCATTACAAACTTGACGATGTTGAAGAAGTTGGTGATCCATCGACATGGTTGAAGGCAAATCCGAATCTTGGTAAGACTGTGACGTATGATACTTACCAATTGGATGTTGAACGAGCTGAAAAGGCTCCAGCAGCCCGTAATGACATCTTAGCGAAGCGTTTCGGTATCCCGATGGAAGGATACACCTACTTCTTTACCTATGAAGAGACGCTCACTCACAGGCAGCAGGAGTTCTGGACAATTCCCTGCGCTTTAGGAGCAGACCTTTCACAAGGCGATGACTTCTGTGCCTTTACGTTCCTGTTTCCTCTTGGTAATGGTGCATTCGGAGTGAAGACTCGAAGCTACATTACAAGTCTCACTCTTATGAAACTTCCTTCGGCGATGCGTCAGAAGTATGAAGAGTTCATTCGTGAGAACAGTCTCCATGTAATGGACGGAACGATTCTTGATATGATGGATGTCTATGATGATCTAGATGCATTCATCGTCCAGAATGAGTATGATGTTCGTTGTCTTGGCTTCGATCCATACAACGCAAAAGAATTCGTTTCTCGATGGGAAACTGAGAATGGTCCCTTTGGTATTGAGAAGGTCATTCAGGGGGCTAAAACAGAGTCTGTTCCTCTTGGTGAGTTGAAGATTCTTGCTGAACAAAGAATGCTCATCTTCGATCAGGAGTTGATGACTTTTGCAATGGGTAATGCAGTAACCTTAGAAGATACTAATGGCAACAGAAAGCTTCTCAAGAAGCGAGCAGATGAGAAGATCGATAATGTATCTGCTATGATGGATGCCTATGTCGCATATAAGCTGAACAAGGAGGCGTTCGAATAGAGATGAAACGAACCCTCTATAGCCATAACTTAGGAGGTGATGCAAATGGCGATTATTAACCGGTTGAGGGGAGCTTGGAATGCGTTCCGTAGAACGGATGATACTCTAGCTCCAGATTATTCTCAGTCTACCGGGCCTAGTTATGGCTATCGACCAGATCGCCTTCGACTTCGCTATTACAATGAAAAGTCAATCATCACTGCTCTCTATACCAGGATGAGTATTGATATTGCAAGCATAAACCTTAAGCATGTTAAACTGGATGATAAAGGTCGTTATGCCAGTGATATGCAGTCGAGCTTAAATCAAGCACTTCAGCTCGAGGCTAATCTGGATCAGGCACCTTCATCTTTCAGGCAGGATATTGTCATGACACTCTTCGATGAGGGTTGTGCGGCAATCGTTCCTGTTGATACTGTCGGAGATCCGACAACTAATGAGCGATTTGATATCTATACGCTTAGAGTCGGTAAGATCGTTGCTTGGTATCCAAAACACGTTCGTGTCAGCTTGTACAATGAAGCTCGAGGCGAACGTCAAGACATAACACTTGAGAAGCGTTTTGTCGCTATTGTAGAGAATCCGCTTTATCCAGTTATGAATGAGCCAAACTCTACCCTTCAGCGTCTGATCAGGAAATTGACGATCTTGGATGCAGTTGATGAACAGTCTGGTTCTGGAAAGCTTGACATTATCGTTCAGTTACCTTATGTAATAAAGTCTGAGTCTCGGAAGAAGCAGGCTGAGGAACGTCGTCAGCAGATCGAGATGCAGTTAAAGGGTAGCCAGTATGGTATCGCATACACAGATGGCACAGAGAAGATCACACAGCTTAATCGTCCAGCAGAGAATAATCTCATGGGGCAGATTGAGTACCTTGTTGCTATGCTTTACAGTCAACTAGGTATTACTGATGCCATTATGAATGGTACTGCCGATGAAGCAGCTATGATTAACTATTTCAATCGTACTATTGAGCCTATTGTTCGTGCTATCACAGAAGCCATGCAGAGGTCTTTCCTTGGTATTATGGGTACTGAGGCCGGGGAAAAGATAGTCTATGTAAGAGATCCATTCAAGCTTGTTCCGCTGGCTCAACTTGCTGAGATTGCAGACAAGTTTACCAGAAACGAGATCCTATCTTCCAATGAGATTCGGGGAGCAATTGGTTTTGCTCCATCCGA